CTATGTTCTTGGCTGAAAACGAAAAATTATTGAACCCGTTTTCTGTGTTTCCATGTAAAATGAAAATCTTGTATCTGCACAGCTTCTAGCCCAATAGCAAGCTAGAATTTTCTGCTCTTCCATTGAAGGGAAGTAGCAGACTCAGATGCTGTACTTTCTTGTAGCGTAGGAATGAACTTGTAAACTGGTTCACATCCTTGTGGCCAACCCATACTAAAATCATCTCCAAAACAGCGAAAGTAAGTGACTGTCATGTTGAGGTTTCCACTACCATTAAAATTGCCAGTTTGTCGAACTAGGTATTGTGGAAAAATGATGTCTTCACCTCCAAAGAAATTGGGAAGTTCAGAACATAAGAAAGGAACATTGCTGTAGTATGGAATTGTGATCTCAGCAAATTGTTTGTCAGCATGCATTGTTATAACTGCTCCTGTGCCGACATGAAACTCTCCAGTACGTGTAGTAAGTGGTGTGAGGAATTTCTGATCCCCATCATAGTAAACAGTGTGTATATACGCACTGTATGGGTCAACCCATCCCGAATTGTCTTGCCACATGTAGGCTCTGACTCTCCATGATCCTTTACGGTAGTGGAAAGTGCGCATAATTCGTGAGTGCAATGAGTCGTCTCCATGGGTTATATTGGCAGTCATGCTCTCCCAAGGATTGTACACGTTATTTAGACCTCGTGCACCTGATTGTGTGTATCTCAGGTGCATGTCGTATCTATGTCCCAATTCTTTGAAATTGGTTATGTTCTCGCCCATGCAAGAACCACTTTCCACTATGATCTTAGCTGGCACTAAAGGTGGAAAGTTCATTTTGAAAGTTTTTCGAACATTATGCATGGGCATAGCCTGTGGTTTTACATCAAAGGCAGTGATGGCAGAACTTGAAGAGTAAGTATCATCGATGTCGCATGGTTTAGCAACACGGAAGTCTTGTCCTCCAGCAATGTAGACGTTGCAATATACAGTAGAATCTTGTGTAGAATTAGCTACTGACACTGTGTTAACAAGAAAAAAATGTAGCATTCCATTGTTACCATGGGGACCACTAGGTGTGGTGTTCTGCGATTCTAAATATGGCATACGTTTCTGCCATAAACAGTGTTGAAGGTATGGAACATTAAAATGTATCCAAGTGTCTCCCGTGACATCCCATACCTTGACAATGAAATCTCCAAAATCCTCAGGAATTGTTGATAAAGAGAGGGCAGCATTTGGTATCCATGCCGCTGCAAATCTTAGAGATGTCATCTTGCTACATTGTAATAAAATACAGTAGTCAAGTGAGCCCGTCCAAAAAGTGAACATGGACGCCATGTTTGCAACATGGGTAGGAAAGAATCTATATCTCCCAAGGGCTGTATCATTGTAACAATAAAGTGGATTGACTGGTATTCTAAATAGAGTTTGTCGAGCTGGTGTTGTTCCTGAAAAGGTTGTGGATAAAACCATAGTAGGTAATCGTTTGTAGTGCTCGAATTGTTGATAATCTTCGTCAGTACAATAAACACTTGTGTCATCTGAAACAGCATTTTCTGGGTCGGCAGATAGTACACTTACAGTTCTGCCTCCACGAATAATGGCTAGTGGTTCACCTGCTGTGATTTGCGCATGGTGAACGGAAGGTATAAGATTTGGTTGTGATAAGCCCATTGCTGAGGCGCCTTTTGCGACGGCGGCGGAAACTGCAGCTATGGGTGTTGCTATAGCTGATACTTGTGGTACAACGGTAAACATGCTAGCAACTTTTGATACACGTTCAGCAATGCGTGAGAGAGTTCCTTCCTGTGATTTGACTCTCTGTTCTCGTTTACTTTGTGGTGTTACATCATGTGCAACAACTGAACGGATGGTGGGGCCTGCAACTTGTGGGTCAACAAATTGGGCAAATATAGTAACATGAATAGATGGCGTGGTATTTGGATCTTGCCATCTAAGTGGGTTATTAACAAACAGTACAAATCGTCCCATCATAGATTGTGAAACTGCCGCATCGTCTAAGTCCATATAGGTACTAGATGCGACCCATGGTATCTCGATCTCTACTGTTGTTCTGTCGTTGGCACTAATTATAACATGCTCGTTTCCTGAAGCTTGATAAATATTGAAAAATGGGCCAACTGATCCTCCAACTGCTTGTGTGTATGGTAACATCGATCCAAGCAGTGATCCATAATGAAATTCTGTTGCGTTAATTCTGATCGCAATTTTACCTGCAGCTCTCAAATACTGGAATCGATTAAGCTTCTCCATAATGTTTTGGATAGCTAACAGGTGACCAGGTAAATCTATAGTTTGAACAATAGTGCCTGAAGCTTGCGTTCCTGTCCAGTTAAAATCTGCAATTTGGTACATGCGTGTAAGAACAGGATATAATCCTTGATCTGCGTATGGATCTGCTTCTTTGTAAGCGACGGAAATGGTGCTCTTAACGTGTGTAACGTCGGCAACAACATCGTCTGCAAATGTAGTAAGTTGGTCAGTTTGCACAATAGCTACTACTGCGGGGTCAACTGGATTAGCAGGTGTTGACTGTGGATGGACATCATGTGCAATTGGAATAGCTTCAACGTTTCTTTTATATTGAGGTTTAACATCAAAAACCTTGAGACCAACAGTTGATTTCTGTCCAATGTGTTTTTGCATCAAATGTGTGTAAGATAGGTTAATAGGTCTCAATCCATGTTGTAATAAAAAGTTGTTATACAATGTTTTCCAATTTTCAAACTTACTACGAGAGTGTTGAAACCAAGCTCGTAGTGCATTCTCCATTTGTTCGCGTGTTTGAACCATAGGATCTGGTCCTACACGGATCCAATTAATGCTCTCCATGATTGTCTCTTCTCTGAGTGGGCCAAAAGAAATTCCTGATTTCATGATAAATTTACGTTTAAGGAATTCAACTTCATTTATGTTGTAAACTGTGACCTCATCAACTGGTCTCTTAAGGAAATCTGTGTATTCCATTCCAAAAGATTCAAAGATGACTTTGGCAACGTTCTTCATAGTAACTTCTCTGAAACGTTCATCTCTAGAGGGGTGTGAAGCAACGTGGTCATCTCCAAAACAAATGATAAAAATAATTTGTAATAATGTCCAAGGATCAAGTGTCGTAATATCCGCATAGGCATATAATAAGTACAATGCCA